GTAGTTCTTCCCTTTTCTAAACCACACCTTTTCACCAGTTGTCGGTTCTTCTGCTCCTACATATACCTCAGCTTTGCTTAATCCAGCACTCTCTTCAAAGTCTTCATCTTCTACTATTATCTTTGCTGAACTTGGTGCTTCTTCTTCGTTTCCTACAAATACTTCGTTTGCTTCTATATCTTCCCAGTTAGCATCTCCGTTAGTTTCGCTTTGTTTTGTTAAGACTTGTCCTTTTGTTCCACCTGTTGGAAGTGCTTGGATATTGTTTATTCCTTCTTCTATATTATCTTGCATTTTATTTAATACATATGCTGAAAGTGGTGTTGCTCCATCATACTGAGCTTCATTTATTAAATATTCTTTTCCATCTATTACAACATACCCTTTTTTAGTAAGTTGTCCATCTTCAAAGTTAATCTTTTCCATTATTAACTCCTTTCAATTCTTGTATTTCTTTTAATAATATATCTATTTGTTCTTGTTGTTTTTGTAGTTTTATATCTGTA